TACCTAGGTGGATCGATACCAACCGAGGCGCAAGACCTATCGGCGTTCATACCCGAGCGTGCACTGCACGTGACTGGGGATGCGTTCGCTGATTATGTACCACCGGTCGAGGGCTACGACCTGCACCGAGTTGAGACCGAGCTCTTAACTAAGCTCGACCCCGACTGCGGGTACACGGACTGGATGGGCGTGGGCTTTGCGCTCTTCCACCAGTTCGGCGGGGACGTAGAGGCCTGCGAGTTATGGGATCGTTGGAGCTCGCAGTCCGGCAAGTACGCATCGACCGGCATGAATAGTTGCGAGTCAAAGTGGCGCACGTTCAAGAGTGGTGGCGCGACTCTACGGAGCATTATCTTTAAGGTCAATCAGAAAGAGAGGGCGGATGCGCTCGCTCGGGGCGAGATAGTACTCGACTCGGGCGCGATGAATCACGCACGTACCTTTCTCGACGCGCTCTACTCTAGCGAGGAAGGCTATCGCCTAGTGCACTATGCGGAAGACTTTTTTATACACGCGGGCACGCACTACGAGATCATCGAGGAGGCAACGATACGCTCAAAGCTCTACGCGTTCCTTGATAAGTGTAAGAAACCGGCTAAGGGTGGTGCCTTGGTACCGTTTAACCCGTCACCAGCGAGCGTCTCGGCCTCTATGGATGCGATTAAGTCGATTGTGCACCTACCTAATCATGCAAACACCAAGCCACCGATTTGGTTTGAAGAGTATCAGGCAAATAAGCCCGACGCGTCGAAGTTGATCAGCGTCAAGAATGGCCTCTTTCACCTAGAGGACAAGATCTTATTGCCACACTCGCTCGGGTTTTTTACACAGCACTCGCTACCGTTTCAGTACGACCAAGGCGCGACCTGCCCGCAGTGGGACGCGTTCTTACAGTCGATATGGGAAGACGATCAGGAGTCGATCGACGCACTGCAGGAGATCTTCGGCTACATCCTGTCGGGAGACACGAGACAGCAGAAGTTTTTTAACATAATTGGTCCGCGACGTAGCGGTAAGGGCACGATCAACAAGGTGCTCGTATCTCTATTCGGACAGCACAACACTGTCGCGCCACAATTGGAGGAGCTCTGTGATACATTTGGCTTACAACCATGGCTTGGAAAACCCCTTGCCTCATTTACTGACGCTCGTGCACCTGAGCGTAATCGTAGCGCTGTCGTTAGCCAGTTGTTGCGTATTGTGGGTGGTGATACTGTCACCGTTAATCGCAAGAATAAGGAGGCATGGTCGGGCTATCTGCCAACGCGTATCATCGTATACTCGAACGAGGCGTTGCAATTAACCGAGAACAGTAACGCGCTCACCGGTCGTATGTTGGTGCTACGCATGACCAAGTCATTCTACGACAACGAAGACACCGACCTGTTTAACAAGCTATCCGGCGAGTTGGCCGGTATCTTTAACTGGGCCATGGCCGGACTTGATCGCAGACTGTCACGTGGCGGTCACTTTAGACAACCACAGTCGGGCAGACAGTTGTTGCTGTTGATGGAGCAGTTGGGCAACCCACTGAACTCGTTCGTCGAGGACACGTTCGTGTTTGACCCAACGTCGCAGGTTAAGAAGGACGACGTATTCCTGTGTTGGAAGAGGTGGGCGGTTAGACGTAGTTTGCCACCCGGCTCGGAGATGTCGTTCAAGCGCAGGTTCTTAGCGGCGACACAAGAGAAACGCATCGAGACAGGCGAGAGCCGAGCAGATGGTGAGCGCGTGCCAATTTACCTTGGCATACGATTTAACACATCGGCCGGCGAGTACTTAAAATCAGTCGAAACATTTGAAACGGAAGGATATTGATGGACAACAAAGATGAGATGATGTTTTTTGCGGGTCTGGCGTTGATGGGCCTAGTAGCGCGCGGAGAGGCACCAAGCTCCGCGTCTCAGCAGGCGTGGCAATACGCCGAGTTTATGATGGCCCACAAGCCCGATGGTAAAGTTTAACTTTCGAAGGACCACCCTGCGCAATGGGTTTACTACCATATTTGGTGGGGTGGGCCAACGGCGCACTGTGTTTATTAACAAAAACGCCAAGCCTAATCATTACAAGCGGACTCGGATGCAGATGTACCGACGCGCGTCGCAGGGGTGGCGCAACCAAACCTACACGCGCCTGTGCGCGTTAAAATTATATGTGCGGTTTGGCAAACGTAAACCATCAAAACGTTTTAGGAGATAGCATGTACCACACAGTACAGGAGTACGAAGACGCAGTAAACCGAGTGCCGATGACCGAGGCACAGATCAACGAGATGGTCACCACGCTAAACAAAACCAATCGGATGTGGAGCATGCGCGACTTTGTCAGAACAGTGGAGGAGCACCATGGGATCAAAAATGAAAATTAAAATGATTGACCCACCAAGCGGGTGGATGTACGGGTTTCCAAAAGAAATACCGGAGCACGTCGATGACACCTGCAAATGGTTAATTGACAATGGATATCCCGAGAAGTTAATTAAAGATCTTGGTGATAGTTTTTATGTACGTGGATGGTACGAGGAGATAGAATGAAACCAACAGATGAATACGTAGTTTGTTCTTTAGAAGATGCTGAGGCATTTGCAGATAAACGAAATATAACTGTCACAGTGTCGGAAAGTGATTGGGAAATAATTGGCAAAGAAATAGGGGAGACAATGAAATCAAATTACGTGGCCGAGGCGCCGTACCATCCTGGCTATGAGGACGCCGTTATCACGGAACCAAAGCCATTTTTATGCGGAATCTACAAGTCAAAACCCCTTACAAATGAAGAGATTACAGAAGTCTTTGACAATACTTTTAAGGTGCGTGATTTTGAAGACGCGTTTTTAAAGTTTGCTAGAGCAATAGAAAAGGCGCATGGAATAAAATGAACAATGAACCAGTAGCGTGGATGGATGAAATAAATACTTTTGTGCTTGATGAAGATTACAAACAGTTTCCTAAATCTTTACAGAATGGAATGATTCCACTCTATACCCATCCAGTAAAAGAACTAACAGATGAAGAAATACTGCAATTTCAAGACAAAGTTCCTTACACACTTGGTTCTGATTTGATTGATTTTGCTAGAGCAATACTAAGAAAGGCACAAGAGAAATGAACGCATACGAATTAGCTGATGAATTGGCTTTTAAACATATAGCTGGTGATGATAGTGGTGCATTTAGTAGCAAGATAATTACCATGCTACGCCAGCAACAAGCCGAAATAAATAGATTAAAAACGCTGTGTATTTTGTATATTGACGATGAATGGTCAGGCACAAGTAGCTATCAAGCAAAAATTGATGAGGTTAATAATGAACGCAAATGAACTAGCTGATGCACTACAAGAAACCGAACCATACTATTCAACGGATTATAAGTTGTTTGACAAAGCCGCCACCATGCTACGCCAGCAAGCAAAAGAGTTAGATGAAGCTGGGCATATGATTGGTGTGCTACGGGAACAGTTACAAGAAGAAATACAAGCAAGAGCAGATGCATTAGATGATTTAAACAGTCGGATGATGAAGTTTATGAAGTCATACAACGAAATGGCATGGAAGTTAGAAGAAGTAGGCGGTGCGTATACCCATCCAGTAAAAGAACAAGACACAGATTGTCAGTATTGCAAACAAGGATGTATTCGTTGTGATGCTAGAAAGCAACTAACAGATGAGGAAATACAGCTTTTTATTAACGATGTTCGTGACTATGACATAGACACCCATGATTTGTTTGAGTTTGCTAGAGCAATACTAAGAAAGGCACAAGAGAAATGAAACGTAAAAAAGAAAACTTTAGATTCACCATCAAGACAATCAGCGAGAACGAGGACGGGTCGGCTAATTGTGAGGTGGAGATGGACGACTACACCAAGGGCAAGCTGATCGAGATCGGCGTCATCGCGATACTAAAAGAACACATCGCACAGGAGAAAATGAAACATGCAAAAGAAGCCTCCGTTTAAGGTAGTGTTTGAAGAGGGCGTGTTTGATGACCTCGCAGAGGACGCAGACCTGACACAAGAAGAGCTCGACGCGTTTATCGCGGGTATCTTTGAACTGGCCGAGAGCGGTGAGATCTTTGACTACTCCACGCCAGTAGAAGAGTTATCAGAAGAGGAACAGGCCGAGATTATTAACATGCTCGAATACAAACAAAAGAAGACGAGGCACTAATGAACACAAGACGAGAAGAACTATCAGAGCAGTACCCAGACCTATTGGTTATGGACCCCGACTACTTAGACTCTGCCATCATGGGCGTGGTCACACGCATTGGGTTAGAGGCGGTGTGTTACAGCACCGATAAAGTAATCCGGCTGTTAATGGAGCACGACGGCATGACAGAGGAAGAGGCCATCGAGTACATGGAGTTCAACATGAAGGGGGCCTGGGTGGGCGAGACCACGCCAGTGTTTTTAGAATGAAAAAATACGACTATTACAAATTAGACGTTGGGTTTTATCCCGACGTGATGAAGGTATGCTTTTCAAATACTGTATTCCAACAGATACTAAAGGACCACAAGGTCACGATGAAGGCCGAGGCATTAGACATCGGCGTAGCAGAGACGCACCTGATCGGTGACGGGCAGGACGCACTGGTTATCTTAGTATTTAACTTAGAGGCACTCACCGACGGCATCGACGAGGTAGTCGGCGCTATCGCGCACGAGGTAAGCCACGCAATTGATCACCTAGCCGAGTACATCGGCGAGGATGATGGCATCAAGGGGGAGACACGCGCCTATCTTAGCGAGTCACTGGTACGGCAACTGTTTAAGATAACGATGGCGGAGAAAAACAACAATGCTAGAAAAGCAGATCGAAAAATATCTCGTAAAAAAGGTAACACAAAACAAGGGCCTGACGTTCAAGTGGCTATCCACAGTGACGGGGGTGCCGGATCGGCTAGTATTTCTCAACAATCAGGTCCACTTGGTTGAGCTAAAGACAGCAGACGGAAAGATATCAGCACGGCAGGTCTTTGTATTTGACCAGCTAGGCGAGGCAGGCTTTCCGGTGTACATACTACGATCATACGACGATATTGATGAATTTTTAAAGGGCGTTTTATTATGATATTTTGCATTAGTATAAGTAGAGAAGGCGAAAAGGTTTGCAAGCCCTGTCTGTGCCAGTACACAGTCTAGCCCCTCTAATATCCCCCACTTACTGGAGTATCAAAATGAAACGACTCAATCCCGCCACTGGTGTGCCATTTAAAAAAGGTGACATCCGAGAAAACGGCGACGTGTTTTATCAATACAGAAAAATAACAAAAAATTGGACTAAAGGATATTATGTAGAGCTTTGGTTAAAACCAGAGCTATTTAAAAAACATAATTTTACAGACCGATCAGGCAATAATAGAACAATTAAAAACGTTGCCCTAAATTTATTAAAAGGCGCGCAAGGAAGATGCCGTGGTTGCCCATCCCGAACAGCCTCCGGCAGGCCACCCACAAATGGAAAAGTAACAATCACAAAACAATGGATTTTAGATAGGCTAGAAAAAGGTATTTGTGAGGCCACCGGGGACCAATTAACAATTGAGCCAAGACAATCTAATACCGCGTCTTTGGATAGAATAGATTCTAATAACCCGGACTATACTCCGGAAAATTGCAGAATAGTAACTTGGCAGTTTAATAACATGAGAGGAGCCTATTCGGACGAAGAATTTATTCGTGTGGCTAAACAACTTGAAAAAATTAAAAAGAGATCAACTACACCATTACCAACTATCAATAGTGGAAAAAGCCAAAACAACTCCAAACATAGGGCTTCTACTTTGCCCAGGTTTGGGGAAGACAGCGACGACGCTAACGATTATCGCGGAGCAACTCAAGGGGAAAACTCTTATCGTAGCGCCAAAGAGGGTAGCGGAGACAGTATGGGACACGGAGGCAAAGAAATGGGAGCACCTACAACACCTGAAGATAGCCAAGATACTGGGGACACCGGCTCAACGGTTAACAGCGCTGAAGAGTTCTTCGAACGTGTACTTAGTAAATCTCGAGAACTTGATTTGGTTGTTGGAGCAACCCGAGGCGCAATTCAACAATCTGATCATCGACGAGTCGAGTCGCTTCAAAGATCCTTCAACGAAAAGATTCAAAGCCTTGAAGAAACACTTAAAGAGCTTCGAGAGGCGCATTATTCTGACAGGAACACCGACACCACAAGGGATGGGTGATCTCTGGTCCCAGGTGGGTATATTGGACTTAGGGAGCCGTTTAGAGACGTCCTTGACCCGCTTTAGGGACAAGTACATGGAACCGGACCAATTTAACCGCCATACACGTGTGGTATATAGCTGGAGGATAAAGAAGGGCATGGACAAGATAATCCAAGACAAGATCTCAGACATTTGTTTTAGCCTGAGGGCCGAGGATTATTTGACACTACCAAAATTAACCGAGCTGTATCACAAAGTAGACATAACCCCATCGGAACGTAAACAATATGACACACTTAAAAAAGATATGGTCACCGAGCTTGGGACGGAGACGATCACGGCCCCCACTGCGGCCGCGCTTGCAGGTAAGCTCTTACAATTCACCAGCGGGGCGATCTATTCCGAGGATGGTGAGTGGCACGAGGTCCATACGGCTAAGATGGAATTTCTTGAGTCGATCCTGGAGGAGTCCTCGTCCCCGACACTCATTTTTTATCACTTCAAGCACTCGCTTAGTAGACTCCAGGCTAGGTTTCCGGAGGCTGTCGTGCTTGATGATACCAACATACAGGCGTGGCGTGATGGTAAGATCAGAATTATGCTGGCGCACCCGCAATCAGGTGGCATCGGGCTCAATTTACAGTGTAATGTTGGAGAGACAGCGCAGACCGTCTGGTATGACCTGCCGTGGAGTTCAGAGAACTACATACAGGCCAACGCAAGGATCTACCGCCAAGGCCAAGAAAAACCGGTTGTTATACACCACCTAGCCGTGGCTAACAGCATCGACGAGCAGGTAATTAAGGTATTGGACGGAAAAATAAATTTGCAGGACGCCCTGCTAAACGCCCTAAATTTTGCATTAGTATAAACTAGGAGAGATAATGGATAAGTTAGAACTATTTAACGAAACAATCAAACGAGCAAGGCCCGTCAGTGGTGACGAAGTTCAAGCCACGTCACTAGATCAACCAATTAATGAAATTGGTATTGATAGCCTAGATACGATTATGATTTCAGTTTATTTTTCTGAAATTTACGGGGTAACAGAAGAAAAAGCAAAAGAATTACAACCAACAACGCCAGGACAGTTTTTTGAATTGTATGAACAGCACGCAACCAAACATCCAAAAACTGTAAAAGAAGCATTAGATAATATTGAATTTTAAAATGAAAATTTACATCACTAAATACAAAACGCTTTGCACAAAAGAAACTAAGGTATTGGGTGATTTGGTTTACCCACAACGAGTACATTGGATGCCAGAGTTATACACTCGAGTAAAAACGGGGCTGTCTTACGTGCCCCATGAAATGGCGAATCGTGTGGCTACAAAAGAAATGGTTGATTATGTCAAATCAAATCCAGTGGAAGGCAAGACAGGATTTTTGTTGGCCGCTGGGTCACAAGGATGGGCAGGGGGCAAAGCAAAAAGTCAAGACAAACCAAGCGAATTAGATTACAATTTCAAACTTGGAATTTTAACAATGACAAACATTTTTGCAGGCCGTATAGCAGGAGTGTTTGAGGCGTATGACTACGTGGCGACTGACGCCAGTGCATGCGCAACGAGCATCAAGTGCATGATGGACGTCAACAATTTAATTAACAACATGGGGTTTGATCGTGTCATTATGCTGGCTTTGGAAGATCCAACATCTAAACTAACGCTTGAATTTTTTGGTCAATCAAACGCTAACTTAGTATTAAAAGACGAAGAAGCAGGCGCGGTACCATCCGCATTTGACAGTAAAAATGGTGGGTTTATTATTGGGCAGGGTGCGGGTTTTGCCATATTTGAATCTGAGCGTGCAGTACAAAAGAATGCCGTTAAGCCCGAGGCTGAACTAAAAAGTGCTTGGGTATCAGCGGAGCAATTATCAAACCCAATTGGTCAGCGTCCTGACGGACAGGGATATCAACGAGCTATTATGGGCGCGATTACACAAGCTAAATGTCAACCATCAGATATTAAAATTGTAAAGACACATGGCACCGGAACGCCGACTAATAATCAATCTGAAAAGAATGCGCTATTGTCAACGTTACGTGGTGGGTTTATTGCAACGTCGTACAAGCAACACATTGGACACACCGTTGCAGCTAGTGGATTGTTAGAAACCGGTTTAATTTTAGACGATATTAAAAAAGGAGTCATACCTGGGATTAAAAATAGAACAGAAAACGACGACACATTTATATCAAAAGATACTACGGCCCCCGATGGTTTATTAATGAGTTTAGCAGCCGGTATGGGAAATATTTACGCAGCAGCTATTTTTGACCCACGAGTATGAAGAAAATCACAGTATACAAAATTAGCGCAACGGCCCCGCGACTCAGCGATGAGGACCCGGACCCAATCGAACAAGACGAGAGCGAGGGCATCTCCTCGAATATCATCGAGGGCTGGCTACCCTGGGACCCGGAAGACATCTCAGACATACGTCGACTGATCACAGAGAAGTTACCACCTAAGCAACAGTTTATTATCGAGGCATTTTTAGATGGGCTAAGTTATACAGACGTATGCGTGACAGAAAAATATTGGCGCTATCATTTTGCTAAGGGCATCGAACTTATCAGGAAGGAACTAAAGCTATGAGCCACTTTATTATAGAGTATTTATACAAGGACAAGTACATGATGGAGACGCTCATGGGCGTTGAAGACATTGACCTGAGCCACAGTCGATTTGAGAAGTTGATGGGTGTCTGGCAGTGCGAGACAATGGACGAGGTAACTACGATGCAAACACACTTAAGGGAGATGAGACGTGAACGATCCAGTAAACAAACCTAAGCACTACACAGCGCACCCCAGTGGTGTGGAGTGTATACAGATCACCGAGCACATGGGCTTTTGTTTGGGTAACGCAGTAAAATACATTTGGCGTGCCGACCTTAAGAACGATGCAGTGGAAGATTTACGTAAGGCACGATGGTACATTGATAGAGAAATTGAACGGAGATTAAAATGATTACAGGTATTGGAGTAGCATTAATGATTACGGGCATACTGGCCTACAGCGTGGCAGATAATTTTAAGCCGGACTGTGCGCCCTGGAAACGCTTTGTAATTAATTGCATCATCACGCTTGGCGCTACACTAACAATCTTGGGTTACGTATTATGACTAACGGATTAAACATCACGGTAGACTGGGACACCGCCGACGCGATTATGGAGGCCCACCTACTACACACGTACCACTCGCTAATCAGTAACATAAAGGTTCTCAAGTCTAAAAAGAAACTGCAAGACTTTGAAAAAGAGGACCTAGAGCATTTTAAGCGGGTACTCAAAAGCATCGAGGCTGTGGGTGACTGGTATATATTTGACTTCGATAAAAAGAAACGGAAGAAGAAATGAATTTGTGGAGCGAGTACGATCGATTTGACCTGGAGCAAGACATTATTAAGTGCGCGCAGGTCGAGGATTACCTAGACGAGTTTTTACGGCAGTACTTAGACAAGGCCGAGCACATGTCAGAGGACGACGTGTACAACTATATTAGCGGGATTAAGTACGCGTCAAAACTTCAGAACCAACGACTGTGGGATGGCTTTGAACAGATGGTAGGAAAAGGCCATTTTGTGCAGTTAAATAAATATAAACCAGATGTAGATGTAGAACTTAAAATAAAGAAAGGAAGTAAAAAATGAAACAAGAATTATTAGATGATTTTAACGTGACGTTGGAGTTTTCTGTAAAGGAAATTAACGCGTTGCTAAACGTATTAGCGCAGTCGCCATTTATCCAGGTGGTTGGCTTTATTAACGAGATCCAGGCACAGGCCGGCCCACAGGTCGAGCAGGCAAAGAACAGCCTAGAGGCCGTTGAGAAGGCACAAAAAGATGAATCTTAAAGATTTGTTAAACCGGGCCGGTATCCGTAACGATATAGACAAGGCACTGGAGGACAAAGAGGCGGCCAAGGAGAAACAGATCCAGGAGATGGCCGGGGCAGTGACCCGCCTAATCATCAACGAGTCAATTAAAGAGGCCAAGGCTCGCGCTGCAGAGCGTGACAGGCTATTAATTAACCCGGATGGGGCGGAAAAGAAGTAGATTTTGCATTAGTAGATATAGGGCTAGTAAGCTGTCGGGAGACACCCGAACGCCTTATTTTACATACACAAACACAGGAGAATTACATGAACCCATTTGAATTACGCTATGATTTACTCAAGACCTCCAAGGAGTTTTTGACCGAGCAATACAACGCCCAGCTAAAGGCATGGGAAGTGGCAGACGAGGCAGGTAAAAAACTGCTTGAGAAGGCCCCACAGTTCCCCAGCATGCACGAGATCATTGACAACGCGATCGAGATGAACAAGTTTATCAGCACCACGATCGAGGCACAATTGGTCGACGGCGTTAAGCGCTTTAACCGTATCACAGCAGTATTTTAATACCCGTTGCGACTTTTTAGCAGACGTTTGCAAGAAAGTCGCGACTTTTTAACATGGGGTAGGTATAGTTTCGACGAGGGGCCAAGGCTGATATGCAACCCAGCGGACCACGGGGCAGTACCGTGCTACTCCACCAAACACATGACAACAAAAGACGTCTTCTATTTTGCAACCGTACCAATCGCTTTGTTTGTAACCTATAAGTTACTACTAGAGCTTTGGTGCATAACTTACGGGATATTTTATGGCAGCTAAACCTGGCCTCTATGCCAACATCCAAAAAAAGCGTGAACGTATCAAGGCCGGAAGTGGCGAGAAGATGCGCAAACCTGGCGACCCCGGCGCGCCCACATCCAAAGCATTTAAAGACTCTGCAAAGACAGCTAAAAAATAATGGCAACTAAAAAAGCAAACCCGTCCAAGTACGATCCGGCTATGTGCGATCGCATGATCGAGCTGGGTAAGCTGGGCGCGTCACAGAAGATGATCTGGTCTGACCTAAGCATTTCAAAGGGCACCGCAGAGAGCTGGAAAAAGAAGTACCCTGAGTTTGCCGAGGCGCTAGACCTATCCCTGGTCCACGCACAGGCGTTCTGGGAGCGTGAGCTACTGGCAAACGTTGACAACAAGGGATACAACAGCCGGTTAGCTGAGATTGCGCTACGTGGCCAGTTCCAGCAAGACTACCGAGAGACGCGGGATACTAAGATAGACCTCAAGGCAGAGGTTAAAGTAGACTTCCAAAAAGAGATAGCTAACTTGATTTCCGCCCTAAAGTCCTAACAAAAATAAAGTTGTAGTTTTGACCAAAAAAGGCCCTACGGGGCCTTTATTTTTGCATTAGTATATGTACGACTAAAACGAATTGAAAGAATAAGATGACCGCACACGCTCTTTTATCTGCTTCTGGATCCAAACGATGGCTAACATGTACGCCAAGCGCCAGACTGGAGGCAACACTCCCCGAACCAAAGAAAAATTCAGATGCGTTTGATTTTAGCCAGGAGGGCACTACTGCCCACACACTAGCTGAGATAAAGCTCCGCCAACATTTTCAACAAATTGGAACCGAGGAATATGAAACAGAATACAACGCCGTTAAAAGCACACCCTACTACAACGACGATTTCGAGGCTAACGTCGATAATTACGTTCTATA